TGCTAAAGGCGGTTTTATGACATTCATTAAGCAACTACTTATATTGCTGGCTGGTCTGTACTTAATTAGGCTGGTTGGTACATGTGAGTTTATTAGAGATTTAAACGCGCCTATATGGTTTGTAGCTGTATTGTGCGGCGTTATAGGCCTTATAACCATTCAGGCCTTTACAAGTGTTGGGGAGAAGGTTAATGAGTAAAATACTTTTTAGTTTAAGCAAGTCAAAGCACAGCGATATTGACATTTTATTTTTAGTTTCGGCAGTGGTTTTATTGTCACCTTTATTTTCAAGTGATAGCTATCTATTAAAGGCTTTTAGTTCGTTTGCTTATTTAGGTTTTGTTTTTACTGGAACTTATTTAACATCGCTTATTCGGTGTTTGGCTGTTGATATTTCAAAAAAGCGCCACGTAGTAAAACAATGCGAAAAGCTTGCTAAAGCGATTGATGATAGAAAAGGTGAATTATGAAAGGTAGAGAGCTTAACAAAACCACAGTAAAGCGACTGGCTATACATGCAGGTTTTAAACTTAAAAATCAAAACGATGGAAGTGTTGATTTAAACGATTATGTATATGACTTTGCATCGCTTATTCAAATGGCTAGGTTTGGAATAGGTAAAGTTGATATTGAGCCGCCACAACCCTCAGAAATGAAATGGGATGACTTTTGCGCGGGTTGTACTTGTTCAGAGTCATTACCTATTGGTTGCATTGTTAATCCAGTGGAGTTCGGCGCGGTAAGTGATCGACCTGAGCCACCTGAGCCACCTGAGCCACCAAAAGCAAGAGTAGTTAAGAAAGGTGAAAGCTTGCCCTTGCAGATCTTAATGTGCTTTTTGCTTGGCGCAATCTTTGGAGCCTTGTTTGCTATAGCTTTGTTGTCATGCTTGCCGGTTTAAATAAGTTTATTTTTATACTGTTTTATTATATTAAATGCGCCTTAAATAGCATTATGTTATGGTTGGGCGCGTTTTTACGTAAAACGATCGGGCTACAGCCCTTTAAGCATAAGGCGTGCCACAGTGGTAAGTTATTGACCCGTCAGGTTTTTAAGGTACTTTGGGGCTATTTTGAGCCTACGGGTGTTGGCAACCCCGGAGTTCGGCTAGCTGAACGCTAGAAACGTTAGGTTAACGCATTGTTTTGCTTGGGTGGTTAACAAACGCTAATATATCCTTATAACAAAGCGGGAGTGATTCAGAATGTCTTTAAAAATTGAATACTTAGAAATATCTGAGCTTGTGCCCTACGCTAATAACGCGCGCGTTCACGGCGGGCAGCAGTTAGAAGAAATAGTAGCCAGCATAAAAGAGTTTGGTTTTACTAATCCTATTTTGATCGATGAAGGCAATGTTTTAATTGCTGGTCATGGTCGAATTAAAGCGGCAAAACTTGCGGGCCTAGAAAAATTACCTTGCATTCGTTTGGCCGGTTTATCTGAATCACAGAAAAAAGCGCTACGTATTGCAGATAACCAGATCCCATTAAACGCGAGCTGGGATATGGACTTGCTAATGCAAGAAGTTCAAGAGCTCGACTTAGCTGAATTTGATTTAAGCATTTTGGCATTTGATGAAAAATTTTTAGATAGTTTGCTAGATGATAACGAACTAGCTGATCTTGACGGTGGTACAGAAGAAAGTAAAAAAGATGATGACCGCAAATATTTACGCATTGATAAAGAGAAAGTGCCAATCACCGAAGAAGAAGCCAGCAAGCTAATTAAAGTGCTCAACGATTATATTGATAAATATGGTACAACGGTTGGGTTTGCTAAAAAGCTATTATCAAATGGTATTAACTTAGTTGGTGATAAAAAATGACAGTAGTTAGTAAGGCCGAATTTTCTAGGCACATTGGCGTTTCACGACCTGCAGTAACTAAAATGATAAAATCGGGGCGCATACAAGAGCGCGACGACGGAAAAATTAATTTAGAAGAAGCTGTAGTAGCTTACGAGTCTACCAGGCAAATTGGGCGCGAAGCATCAAAAGAGAACGGGCGCAAAGCGGGCGTAAATAAAGCAGAAGGTGAAAAGCGCACACCAGGTAAAAAAACAGAAGTTAAACCAGTTGAAGTTACACCGCCAGAAAGTGGCCCAATAAGCGCCAGCGGTGCAACTAACCAAGCTTTAATGCAGCAGCTAAACAAAGCCAAACTTGCAGAAAAAACATTTCAAGCAAAATTAAAAGAAATGGAATATAAAAAAGCAACCGGCGAACTTTTAGAAATTGCAGAAGTTAGAGCGGACGCGCGAAGAATAGCCGAAGATATACGCGGCAAATTAATGTCTATACCGCAAAAGCTAGCGCAGCAAATAGTAAATAAATCACCGCGCGAAGCACAGCGAATGCTAGAAGAATCAATAAACAAAGCATTAACCGCGCTGCAAGACTCGCGCTTTACGAAAGAATAATATATGTCAAACGCTTGGTCTAACGCATTTATAAAAACATGTAAACCACGGCCAATTTTAAGCGGGTCAGAGTGGGCGCAAGCTCATAGATATGTTGCGCCTGGAACATCGCCCGAGCCTGGGGAGTGGGAAAACGAGCGCGTACCATACCTAAAAGAACCAATGGATTGTTGCAGCGACCAAATAACCGAAGAAATAGCAATGATGTGCTCAAGCCAAATAGGTAAATCAGAGCTATTAATAAACGTACTTGGTTACTTTTCACATCAAGATCCAGCGCCACAATTATTTATACAGCCAACAGTAGAAGCCGCTGAGGGATTTAGTAAAGAGCGACTAGATCCCACTTTTAAATATACAAAAGCATTAAGCGGATTGCTTGAAGATGGCAAAGACGGACGCGGAGCCGCTAAAAAGTCAGGCAACACAATACGCATGAAACAATACCCCGGCGGCTATATTGCCATGGTTGGCGCAAACAGCCCCGCAGGTTTGGCATCGCGCCCCGTTCGTGTAGTGCTGGCCGATGAGGTAGACAGGTACAGCGACACAAAAGAAGGTGATCCGCTACAGCTTGCAATACAACGTACAGAAAACTTTGAGCACAACAAAAAGTTGGTTTTTGTATCTACTCCAACAATAATGGGAATTTCAAAAATTAACGAACGCTGGGAAAGATCAGACCAGCGCCGTTACCATTTGCCATGCCCTCACTGTGGAGCAGAACAGCATTTAGAATGGACGCAATTAAAATATAAGCGTAATGAAAAAGGCGAACTGGCCTATATTAAAAACGAAAAAGGCGATTTAGTACCAAAGTCAATTTATTACGAGTGTAAACACTGCAAAGATCCAATAAACGAACGCTACAAGCTTGATATGCTTAAAGCTGGCCGCTGGATAGCAAGCAAGCCATTTACCGGCGTTGCTGGTTTTCACATAAACGCCATGTATTCACCTTGGACACGCTGGGAAAAAA